TGGATTAGATATCACCCTCAACCTTGGGGAAATCTTAATGATGAAAAGAATAATACGAGTTGTTTACGAGACATTGAAAATGTAGGCGGATTTAAAATGGTGGCAGGTGTTAATATGTTTATGAGATTGGCCTATTCTTTACAAGAAACATGTAAGTCTTTAAATATTGATTTGAAAATGTATCAGTCTGTAAGACCCTTTTCAGCTGTAGAAGATAAAAGAGAAGCTGTAAAACTTGTTTTAAGAGATTTATTTTTAGATAAAATTGATGATAAAATATTCAAAGGATTTCCTATACTAAATTATATTGGAGGCAGTTGTTTCTCGGATATTATTTACACTAATGATAGAATACATAATATATCTTATTATGACGGACATCCTAACAAAACAGGACATGAAAAGATAGCAGAATATGTGGCAACCTAAAGAATTAAAACTGTTTATTGATATAACAACTCAAACAATAGCATTCAAACATATAAGAAACGCCGCCTACACACATACATTAGAGCATATACTCACAGTAAGCTCGCTCGCTAGGGGCTTCCAATGAGTATTCCACAGTATAAGAACGATATTGGTGTACAATCCATAGAAATCGGAGTACGCAACTTTCAGTGTATAGGAGAGACTCCACCAATGGATCATCCACACATATACTTAACTATGGGAAGTGGTATCAGTAAGGTATGTCTATATTGTAACACAGAATACGTTCTAAACAAGAAACTTTCACGTGAAGAGACAATACCCGAGGGATGCTGGCATGGTGATGTAGATGAGACATTATAGTAACTGGCATCACATTATAGGATATGTACATCATAAAGGACACATATTCGGTCATATTCTCAGAGTAAACGGAAAGAATGTACAGTATATACCTGTGCCACATATTTGCGTACAAATATATAAAACCCTCAAAAAAACATTAGGTAGTGTTCTTTAGAGTCTGCGGCCTATCGGCAAAATTTTCACAGTATCCTCAGAATTATTACAGAAATTCCATCTGCGGCCAAATAAACCCTTGACAAAAGCCCGAACCTGTGGTAGAATAGGTTATGTGCCTGGGGGTATAGTATAGCATTACAGCATAATATTCACGTATATACATTAACCCTTGACAGATGGTACAAACTATGATAGTATAAAGAAGTATTACAGGTACATCACAGTATGTTCGAGTGACCTGTGAAACATCGCAGCAAGGCCCGTTAAGGTAGCATGGTGGCCCACACAGACGACAGTATATCCTCTCAATCGGATAAAGTCGTTAAAGTTCCTCAATCGAGGTGTGGGGTGGAAGTCGGGCCTTCTGCATTACATGAGTCAGGTTGACACACCCGCCTAAAGAGAGCCACCTGGCCGTAATCTATAAATGCAATTGTAGATTCAACCAATATACTGCGACACTACCTACCCCCTCCCCCCCTAAAATCTCTTGACAAACCCGTAGGGATGTTATATAATAAAATTATATCGAAAGGATAAATTATGGGAAAAGTTAAAGCAATGTACATGGAACAAGAAGAACAGATCATGGAGTGGTATTATGACGGAATTACTCTTGAAAAGGCAAAGCATCTAGCGGAATTGTCTTTCGGTCCTTCAGTAATCGATTTAGTAGAGTCTATCTACACATATGGCGAAGACTATGAGATGATGCAATCTGAGGGTGTTCCTATATGATGCTTCCACCAGAAATGAAAGCGTTGTTTATTACATCAATGGCAATCGTATTTGTATTAATCATATTTGGAGCGTAAAATGGTACGTCTATTGACATTTCTATTGTTTAGTATATCATTCTTCATAATGCTTGGCATAGTAGCAACTGCATGATGATAGAATACGCAATGATACTCTTTGCAATACTGTTAAATGATGTTTTAGTCAACATTCTCTGACCAGCGAGCATTCTCGAAGCGTCTCGAAGCATCTTTATTATACTCTGATGTATATAAGGGCGGCGGCGCACTGAACTTTTCTTATAAATAAACATATATTAGGAGTATTGACATGTCAAAGTATTTTTTATTATCATCTAACCATAACGATTTTTCATCTCTGGCAGCATATGTCATCGGAAAGACATTTGGTTACCACGATAACTATATCAATAAGTCGGAGGTTTCAAGTCCGTACAAAGATTGGAATGTTTTTGTCGAACAAACTACTGGTTCTGATACAATCAATAATATTTCAAACATGAGTACATGGTTGTCAACTCTTTATACTAACGTCAACGCAGATAATATTGATGATTTTTCTACACCTCTGACAGGTTTACTTTGGGAATCAAAGAAACCTGCTTCTAACGCACATTACGGTGATGTTCACGTACAGGTTGGTATCGATCCGTCTGTAAGTATTGACACAACTGACTATGATAAGGTCGTAGCAGTGACAGATTCAAAAGTAATTCACTTAACATGGAGTGATTATACTCATTCATCCTTTACAACCACATACAAAGCACGTTGTGATGCCATGGATACTAGCAATAATGTATCTGATTGGGATGAAAGATTTAAAACTTACAAAGCAAACATGGCTGCAATCACATATCCAAGTGATGGTAAGAGTTTTGTATTGTATCAAGATAAACTTTTAGACAAAGATGCGACACACTACGGTGAACTTTGCACATTTTTAGGACAATCACAGTTAGGCACATCCACCTGGCAAGGATACGTGGACGCTTATAATACTTTCATAGCATCATAATCATTGACAAATCATCAAATTGATGATATAATTTTGTTATGAACTCACGATTTGATTTAAATAATTTAGAATTTGCGTTGATGCATCATTCAGAAAACAATAAATCTTTCAATCAAGCTTTAGATATAGGTTCATGCAGTAATACATTTACTAAATTTTTAACACGTTGTTTTGATGTAACACTATCATTTGATGCTAGGAATGACGTTGCTTTATTTGATGTGGAAACGACAAAAAAATTTTATGTTGTTGATGAACATGAGTTTCAAGGACTTTCTACATTTTTTGAAGAAAATTTTTTACATTGGGAAAAAAAATTTAATCGAAAATTTGATTATAGAGAGATTATGGTTGAAACAAGAACACTTGATAGTTTAAAAACTTCACCTGATTTTATTAAAATTGATACTGAAGGTAGTGAACCTTACATATTAAAAGGTGGAATGGAAACTATTTCAAAATATAAACCAACAATATTAATCGAAGAAATGAAAAATACTGATTATTCGAATATTCTATTACCATTAGGATATGAAAAGATACAACCAAACGACAGTGAAGATGATCCTGTTTACATTTATAGGAATACAAATGAATAATGCTAACTTATTAAAACAAATATCACTAAAAGATTTAAATCGACCAAAAGATCACATTCAAGTATTAGAAACTTATCCTTTTGGTGTTCGTAACATTTATGACGATGCGATGTCAATTAATATTAATCGTAAAACAGGTCAACAAGTTCCTTTACATATAGATTTAGAATTAACAACACTTGAAAAAGTGGGAGTTGTTCGTACATCCAATGTCAACGCAAGAATGACTGATTGGTATGTACATGAAGAAAGTGATTCCTATAATTGGATTGCTCGACAAGCGTGTTTACTTGCTGAACAGATTACAGCGAAACTTGCAAAGACAAAATTTGAATGTCATGAGATGTGGGGTGTGCATTACACTGAAAAAACATCGACACGAGCTCATTCACACTGGCCTTATCAGTTTGCATTTGGTTATTATATTAAGATGCCAAAGTATGCACCAATAGTTTTCCCTACTGCAAACTATGAGTACAATCCTAAACCAGGCGATCTTATTGTTTTTCCTGGCCATATACAACATGAAGTAAAATCTGTTGAAGGTGAACGCATCATGGTTGCAGGTAATCTTAAAAATACTCTCTGGTCAGTTTCAAGAAATTTTCAAAACTCATCAATCAAAGATGTCATCAAACATAACACATAAATATAGTTATGTTAAATGGATTAAAAAGAAGAAGTCAGCATTTTTTCTATGATGATACAAAGATTCCGTCAAAAGAAACAATAGATCTAATACTTCAAGAAACTTATTCATTAGTTCCTTTGAAAAATGATTTATCATGGATCAAAGCAGAAGTTTTTGGACCAGAGTATTCTGAGGATAAACATAAATTTTGTTTACAAACTGTCTGTGATTATTATGATGGTGATGAAAATGATGTTTATTCAGAGGCAGGTATTGATCCGTTAAAGATAGTTGACCCGATAAATGTTTGGGGTATTGGCAGAGAAAGAGAAAAACATATTCAAGAAGATCTCATGCCAAAACTTTTAGAATACAAAAAGATTAAAAAAAGAATACAACCACCTCTTCTATACAATTTAGTTCAGTTTAACAATCAAGTATTGGCACCTTGGGTGATTATGTTTACTTGTAATCTCAATCGTAACGGAAGAGCGATCATACAAAATAAAAATCCAAATGACATGGATCATTCACTTCTAAAATATACAAATATTAAAAATGCGTATGTACAAACATCCATGATGGCGTTGACAATCGCAGGTTTGGCAAATGAAAATCATTTAGACTGTAGTTTTACTATGTGTTTTTTTCCAAGTAATCACAATGACAACGCATTGATTAGTACAGATGAAAAATTTTTGATGGCTGTAAGTGTTGGTGTTGCAGACAATGATGTAGATTATTCAAAAGCAGACTCAACAAAACGTAAAGAGTTTAACAAATATTCAAACATTTTTAAATTTAAATAGACATGAACAAAACAAATTTTATGGGTAAGGACGGATTTCATTGGTTCGTAGGAGTTGTAGAATCAAGAGAAGATCCAAGTCAATTAGGAAGAGTACAAGTTCGTGTCTTAGGTATTCACACAGATAACAAAACATCTATACCTACAGAGGATTTACCTTGGGCAACTGTGATGCAACCAACTACAAGTTCAGCAAACTCTGGTATAGGAACATCGCCAAGTTTTATTATTGAAGGATCATGGGTTGTAGGATTTTTTATGGATACAGAAAAACAACAACCAATTATTATGGGAACTTTACCTGGTGTTCAAAATCAAGAGGTTGATATATCAAAAGGTTTTTATGATCCAAACGGAACGTATCCATTAAGTCATTATCTAAATGAGTCTGATGTGAATAAACTTGCCAGAGGCGATAGTACACGATTAATAAAAGTACCTGACACAGTAACAGGCGAACCTTCCAATCCTTACAATGCTGTCTATCCAAAAAATCATGTGTTTGAATCTGAATCAGGTCACGTCATAGAGATTGACGATACTACAGACGCAGAAAGAATACATGTTTATCACAAGTCAGGTTCATTTGTAGAGTTTCATCCTAATGGTGATATTGTCACTCAACACAAAAATGGATTCAAAACTGTGACGGGCAATGATAATATTCATGTCACAGGTGATCTAACAATCAAAGCAGATGGCGATATAAAGATAGACGGAAAGTCAATCAATCTAAATTCTGGTACACAAGGTGCCGCACGATTCGGTGATACAACATTAGATAATGATACTGAACTGAATGGCGCCGATGCAGGTAAAATAGATTCCAGCTCTTCTACTGTTATCATCGGTGATTAGTGTATAAATACTCTTATAGGAGAGTATCTTTATGGCACACGTTTCAGGTAATTTTGGCACAGACGCACAATTAACAAACAAAAGTAGTAAGTCTGCAAGAATAAACACTGATTTAGATTTATTTTTCACAAGAAGAACAAATAAAGATGTTAGCGTTGTAGAAGATATTCAGGCTGTCAAAAGATCAATTCGTAATTTAGTACAATTTAATCCTCATGAGAAACCATTTCACCCAGAGATCTCATCAGGTGTTCGTGATTTATTATTTGAAAATATGTCACCTGTCACCAGTGTTGTACTTGCAAGAAAAGTAGAAGACGTAATTACAAACTTTGAACCTCGTGCTAGACTACAATCTGTAAGAGCGATACCAAGATTTGATGACAACGCATATGAGGTCACTGTTGATTTTTACGTTAGAAACTACCCTACAGAATTAGTAAACTTAGACCTCTTTCTAGAGAGATTACGATAATGGCAACGACTGTAAATAAAAAAAATTTAAGAGTAACGGAACTTGACTTTGATGAAATAAAAGATAATTTAAAAACTTTTTTAAAAGATCAAGATGTTTTAAAAGATTACGACTTCGATGGTTCTGCAATGAACATATTGTTAGACACACTTGCATACAACACTCACTATCTTGGTTACAATGCAAACATGGCTGCAAATGAAATGTTCTTAGACACAGCAGGTTTACGTTCATCTGTGGTATCACACGCAAAAACTTTAGGTTATGAAGTTCAATCTGCCCGAGCACCAAAAGCACAAATCAACGTGACAGTGGTTTCTGATCAAACATCTATCACAATGCCAGCAGGTACAAAATTTTCAACAACATATGATGGCACAGATTACAATTTTGTAACAGCGAATGATATACAAAGATTTAAGTTTGGTAATTCTGTTAACTTTGATTCTATAGATGTTTTTGAAGGTACATACATTACAACAAGATATACAGTTGATACATCAGACTTAGAACAAAGATTTTTATTAAGAGACAATCGTGCCGATACATCCACACTAAGAGTCACAGTTCAGAACTCATCTACAGATACAACTTCAACAACTTATACAAAGGCAACTGATATCACACAATTAGAATCTACATCTACAGTTTATTATTTACAAGAAACTGAGGGAGGTCAATTTGAAGTTTACTTTGGAGATGATGTGGTTTCAAAAGCAGTAGCAGATGGTAATATTGTATTTTTAACATATGTTGTTACCAATAAAACTGAAGCAAATGGTGCATCATTATTTAATCCACCAAGTTCAATTGGTGGCGAAACAAATATTTCTGTAACCACAGTATCAAATGCAATTGGTGGTGCAGAACCTGAGACATTACGATCAATAAAATTAAATGCACCTTTGAATTATGCATCACAAGGTAGAGCTGTAACAACATCTGATTATGAGTCAGTGGTCAAAAGAGTTTTTGCAAATACACAAGCAGTTTCAGTTTTTGGTGGAGAGGACGGAAGTTTTAATTCATCAACTGGTGTGACATCAACACCTGAGTATGGAAAAGTTTTCATATCAATCAAATCTACAACTGGTGCAAACTTAACATCATCACAAAAAACACAATTGGTAAGTGATTTAAAAACTTATACGATTGCATCTATAACACCTGTT